TCAGCCGGAAGTACGCTTACTGTCCACCCACTTGCCCAGCGCCAGAAACACCAGATCGGAAATCCACATTGCGCTTGTTCCGACCAGGAATGCCGCAGCGAGCATAGTGGCAACTGGATCTTCGGGTAACGGCCACCCGATCTTGTAAAAGTAGTGAAGAACGGGCGTCGTGAGATAGGCGGCGGCGAGCGCGCCACAGATGGGCGACACAAACACTTCCCGCACAGTGAAGCTCTTTCGTGACAAGGCACGGAGAAGTCCGCCGGCGAAACCGGCAACCAACACGCCGAGCTTTATTCCGATTGCATCGAGCAGATCCGTGAAATTCATTTCAGCTCCAGCAACCCTGCCGCTGCCCATTGCGGTCGTTTCCGATAACCCTTTCCGCGCCCGGCCGATCGGCCGCGATGAGCGCTACCAGGCCGGACGGTGAAAGATTATTCTTCGCCCAACCCGCGCAGCTGCTCGCAGGCAACGACTGGCAGGCCGTTGCTGCGAAGGCCAAGAACGCAAAGCTCATAATCTGTTTTGGTCTGCAGGCTCGCATCGTCACCTTTCCTTTGCATTTCGACCTTCGCGGCCGCGACGGCCATTTCTGCGATCGCAGCCAACCTGCCTTCCCGCTTCGCCGCCGGCACCATCACAAGCGAGGCGATGGCATAAGTGGCCGTAATGCCGGCCACCGCCGCGCCGATCGCCACCAGCACTGTTTTGAGACGATCAAACATCTCCGATGCCCAACGCACGACGAACCGCCGGCATGGTTGCGATCGCGTAGATCGCGGAGCCCACAATGACGGCGAGCAGCGCTATCTGAACGCGCCAATCAAGCTGGAACGCTCCCAACTTTTCAGTGATGGTCGTGCTTGAGATGCCACCAGCCAGCAGCCAGGTCCAAAAGCGACCCGACTTCCGCACTGGTTTGGCTGCCGGCTTAACCGTCTCCACAGGGGCTTTCGACGCGCTGGTCGGCTTCGCCTTGGTAGGCTTGGGAGAAATCGTCGCCGGCGTGTCCGCCTCAGTCATAAGCACAGCGAGTTCGCGAACGTGGCGCAAACGTTGCTCAACCTGCTCCGGATTGACGAGGGACTTATTGAGTCCGTCCCCGGCGTAGTAGCTCTGCCCGCGCGAAACATCCCGATGGTGCCCCTTAGTGGCCGACAGCACCGGGAAGCTTGCCCACTCCTGCGCGAGCTTCAGGCCAAACTGGACGAGGTTGAGCTTACCCGAAATGAAATCTGCATAACCGCGACGCAGCAGCAGATAGTATCCCAGGCGATCTTGCAGGCCTGACGAAAAGATCGTTCGACCATCGATCGTGCGGACTTCCTTGGCAATATCCTGCAGGGTTTTGCGCATGAACTGGTACCGACCAGCAGCACTCGAGGCAGTCTTGTGCCCCCAGTTTGCGCGCACCCACGTCTTGTTTCCCCAATTGCCCTGGGCGTCCACGATCTCACCATAGGTCATTTGGGTGAGCGGAACCGGCAAGTTCCCCTGACGGTTTCCGAAAATTGTGTTGTATCCCTCCGGCGCTTCGATATCGCCGATGAAGTCCAAGAGGTTTTGCGCATGCAAGGGCACACCGTCGGGCAGCTTTGCGGACATGAAAATGGCTCCGGTTTTTCAACTCAGCCAATGCTAACCCCTCGAAGCCATCGTCAAATGCAACCACACTCGACTCCGGGTTATAATTCATGTCTAACTACATCAGCGATTGAATTCGGGGATCTGAGGTGGGCATGTTTGAAGGAGCAAAACTCAAGATTTTATGGGCCAAACGCCACATTCAAGACATTGAGAAGCTATTGAAGAGCTACCTCGAAAGTGACTTCTACACCCTGAAAAACGAATACGATGATAAAGCCGGGTTCTACCGCGTAACCTTCGAAATTAAGAAGGAAGCGCCGCAAGTCATACCCCTCTTGATCGGCGATGCTATACACAACCTGCGCGTTGCTCTTGATCATATCGCCGCTGAGATAGTCGGCGTACACAGCGCTTCAATTTCGTTTCCGTTTCATGAAAACAAGCACAATCATACAAATGCTGAAGGAAAACTTTTAGGCCACGCGAAAACTATAGATGATGCGAAGCCGGGGCTTGGCAGATTCATCGTCGACGAAATTCGACCATATTCAGATGGCGACGGAAACAAATTACTTTGGTCACTCTCGAAGCTGGACAATATGGACAAGCACCGACTGCTCATCCCGACCGTCACGCTGACTGGCGTTTCATTAAGCGATCTTTATGACAAAGAGAACGACATAAAGATCTCGATGATGTCGAGCAGCGTGACGAAGGAAGGGGTCATCGATCTTATAGGCTCCGATAATCCATTTGTTATCCGCGGAAAAATCGAGCCGCACTTTTCGGCTTTCTTTGGAGAGGCTACATACTTCGACAACGATCCAATCGTCGAAACCCTGTCAAAAATCTGCGTCGCTGTCTCGGAGGCTTTAGCCAAGATCGAGACGTTCACCGCAGAGGTATAGTTATGCCGTGCAGAATTCTTCGATCTCTCTATTTGAAGGCAAACGGGGAGATACCTTGCGATGATGACTTTGGTGAGCAGATGGTCTTGGCCTGGGTCCCTAAAAGCGGCGAATTTTCGCCGAACGCTCTCTTTAACTCGCCGAAATATCAGATCATTTCGGAGGCCTTCAAAAATGGCGAGATGCCTTGGGGAAGCATATGCGGCAGGTGCGCCTTCAACCGGCCAGAGGATCCGCCGGAGAGCCATCTAGCACATCGCACAATTGCCTACTTCCAGATTGAACCTACGCTTGCGTGCGCTTTGAAATGCCCCGCATGCACACGGCTGCGCCAGATCTCTACACGTCCGGGGCCGCATATGCTCGACCTAGGTCGAATTAGACTTTTGTTACGGTCATTGCGAGCTGAAGGTTACACGATCCTCAACATCGAATTTTGCGGCCAAGGAGAACCATTGGACCACAAAGATTTCCCTGCATTACTCGCAGTTGTGAAAGAATTTTACCCAAAAGCCAGATTGCGCCTAATCACCAATGGAAATCACTCTTACACAGAAAAAGTCGGAACTGCTTTCATCGACGAGGTCATGGTGTCGATCGACGGCGCCTCACAAGAAAGCTATCAGAAATATCGCATCGGCGGCAGCCTCAATGAAGCACTTCAGTTCGCCAAGCAAGCGAAAATAGCAAAGCCTCAGTCGAAGGTCATATGGAAATATATTCTCTTTGACCATAACGACACCCCGGAAGAAATAGAATTGGCCGAGAGAACGGCAGAGCAGCTGAATATTGATCAGCTTCAGTTTGTGAGAACTCATACCGCAGGGAGGTCGCTAAAGTGGGAGAACAGAACTTTGCCTCTTTCTTGGATCAACTCCGTTGATACGGCTACACCGAGAATAGTCAGAGAATCCTTGCCTAGTACGCAACCGCTAGCAGGGCCATGATGAACTCCGTGTGCCGGATCGAATATACAAAGTCATCTCCAATGACCTGCTCTTCAACATCTACCTCAAACTCTTCCATAACCGGAACTCCGAAGTATTGTTGCTGCTGAACTTCAACAAATCCTTCATGGGCATCGAGATCTCCGTCAACCTCATCGGCTTTGACCCGCGTTATAACTGTGACTGGGTTCCCGTTTTCATCAACAATTGGGACCTGCGTAAATTTCGGCTGCTCGAC